ACGCTGCCGTACCAGCAGGCGCGTTCACGAGCGAAGCCGAGCTGGACGCCCAACAGAAGCTCGACCTACGCGAGCAGATCAAGAACAAGATGGCCGGGCCTCGCAACGCGGGCAGGAGCATCATCCTCGACGGCGGGTTGTCGTGGCAGACGATGGGCGTCTCGCCGAAGGACATGGACTGGCTGAACAGTTCGAAGTGGTCGATGAAGCGCATCTGCGCCGCCTACGGCTACCCGATGCCGCTGCTCGACCCGGAAGCGTCAGCGACCTACGCGAACTACGCGGAGGCGAGGATGGCGCTCTACCAGGACACGGCGCTGCCCCTGATGGATCACGCCGAGGACGACTACAACAGTTGGCTCGTCCCGAAGTTCGGCGACAACCTCCTCTTGGCCTATGACATCGACGGGATCGAGGCGCTCCAGGAGGATCGCAACGAGACGTGGACGCGCACCAACGACGTTCGCCTGACGATCGATGAGCGGCGAGTCGCGGTCGGACTCGACCCGCTCCCTGACGGTGCTGGCGAGGTGTTGCTGATCCCGGCGCTCGACGTCGTGAAGCCTGTCAACGAGCCGCTCTACTCGGACGCCGACCCGAGTGATCCCGAGGGGGACGCGACCGGGGACGCCGCCGAGCTAGGCGACGACAAGCAGTGGAAGTCGTTCAACGTGCGGGGTGAGCGCGCGAGGCAGCGTCAGTGGAAGTCGTTCGACCGGGTGAGGTCAGCATGGGAACAGAACATGGAAGCGCACGCCGCCGACACTTTCCGAAGCGAAGGCGCAAAGCTCGCATCAGGCATCAGGAAGGCAGCGACGCCGGCCGACGCTCAGGCGATTGTCCAGAACCTGTCGCCCGCGCCGTGGTCGAGTTTGTATCAGGCCACCTATACCGGCGTCATGCAGGACTTCGGCGCTCGCACCCTCGCGAGCTTGCACCCGACGTTGGTGGGGAAGGCGCAGGGCGAGCCGACCGATTGGTGGTTGATGGGCGCGAAGGAGTGGATGCTGAAGGTGACAGCCGAGAAGGTACAGCACGTCCTGACCGTCACGAAGGCGGTGCTCGCCGCCGTCATCAGCGATGGCGTAAGCGAGGGCGAGGGGATGGACGAGATAGCGGACGCGATCACCGCGACGTACAAGCAGATCACCCCAGCGAGAGCCCTACGGATCGCGCGGACTGAGGTCATCGCAGCCAGCAACGCGGGGAGTAGGTTCGCCGCCAAGAGCACGGGCCTGAAGCTGAACAAGACGTGGCTCGCCACGTTGGACGACCGGACGCGGCCTGACCACCGCGACGCTGAAGGACAGACACAGCCGCTCGATGAGCCGTACAGCGTCGGTGGGTACCCCGGCATGTTCCCCGGCGATCCTAGCCTCCCTCCGGGAGAGGTCATCAACTGTCGATGCACCGAGACGTATGAGGTAGCCGAGTGAGCCTTGCCATGGTGACGATCAGCGGCACGTACCTGACCGAAGCGGGCGCTCCCGCGTCGGGCTCGCTCACGTTCACGCCGTCAGCGTCGATGCTGACAGACCCGATCGACCTGCTCAACTACGAGCTAGGCGAGCAGACAGTTACCCTCGATGGCAACGGCCAGTTCCAGTTGTCGGTGCCGAGCGTGGTGCAGCCGAACGTCAGCGGCCAGTTCTCCTACATCGTCGCAGTCACGTTGAACGGCCAGCCGCGCAGCCAGTTCTCGATCGCGCCGACCGGGAACGCTGACATCGCGACGCTGACGCCTTCGGTGCTGACCGCGCAGGTGTCATCGAGCATCGCGACTGAGGTCACGCGCGCCCAGGCAGCCGAAGCCGCGTTGCAGAACCAGGTGACCGCGCTCGGATCAGGCTTGACGGCAGCGTCGATCTTCTACCCCGAGTCGCCCACGTTCGCCGGGGGAGCGGTCGGTGATGGCGTCACGGACGACACGGCGGCTGTCCGCGCTTGCATCAACGCCGCCGCCGCAGCCAACGGCATCGCGATGTTCCAGAAGAAGTACCGCGTGACAGGGAAGCTCACCACCCCGGCGGGCGCGTGGCTGCACCTGCGGTACCTGACGACGCAGATCATCGGCGACTTCTCAGGCCAGCAGCTCATCGAGACGGCGGGGATCGGCACCGCGACGAAGGCGAACGACGTCAGGATCACCGGCCCCGGCTCGATCGGCCGCAAGACGACGGCGCAGACAGGCGACATCTTCCACATCTGGGGAGACAGGTTCGTGTGTATGCAGACCGTCATCAACACCTACGGCGGCGGCCGCGCGTTCTATGGTGGCGGCGATCGGCACTTCACGTTCGCGAACCGCGCGCTCGTGAACGACGGCCAAGTCGGGACAGGCGGCTGGCGCTACGTCGGCGGCTCCTACTCGAAGATGACCTACATGCACATCGAGTCGGGCGACGACTGCCTCCAGTTCGTCCCCGGCGCGGCGAGCACCGACCCGCTGTGGAACCAGTCGATCAGCCACTGCTGGTACGAGTGCTGCACAGGCATCAGCGCGTCGGCGCGCCTGATGGCTGTCCTCCTCAGCTCGACCACTAACCCAGGCGGGATGACGTGCTCGATCACGCACAGCGGGTTCAGTAAGTGCTCAGGGACTGGTGGGCAGCGCGGCATCTACGTCTACAACCGCGACTCGACGGGGATGATCTTCGACATCTTGTTCGACGGCTGCTCGGTCGATATGACAGGCGCTGTCGCGCAGACCGAGGACGTCGCTGTGAAGTGCGACACGTCTATCCTCGGCGCATCGACGGGCGCTGTCCGCCGCGTCGTGTTCCGCGACTTCTCGGTGACCAACCCGGTCGGCACGCTCCGCGTCATCTACCTGTTGGCGACTACGGGGTGCGCGTTCGAGTCACCTACCCTCGTGGCGAGCCCCTCGGCGACGTCAGCGGTCATCCAGGCCGACTCGTGCGTCGCGACTCGGATCGAGGGCGGCGAGATCGACGCGGGGAACCGCGCGACACCTACGATCCTCGCAGGCACCGGGTCGGCTGTGGACAGTGGCCTCGCCGTTGTCGGGACGCGGTTCCTGAACGTCGCGGCCGGCCAGTACGCGATGAACATGAACGACGTGGCGCAGCCGGTCATCAGGGGCGTCCGCGTCGAGCCCGCAGCGGGAAGCGTCACCACCAAGTCGTGGCGGACAGGTACCAGCACCGTCAACGCGCGGGTCAGGGACAACGACTTCTCGCTGCTCACCGGGACGCACTGGACTGACCTCGGCACGGCGACGCAGCATTCGGGGAACGTCGGGATGAGCGACTAACCCATGAACACGCTCGGGCTTGTCGCTACGCTCGCGATGGGGGTGCTCTGGGCGTGGGATGCGAGCGCGCCCCGCAGGCGAGCACGAGCAGAAGCCAGGGCGCAGTGCAGGGCGAGCGGCCATACGTGGGGTAAGCCGTTCCCGACGATGGGGAGTTGGTGTCGCTCGTGTCAGCGGTGTGGTCATCAGGAACACAAGATCGGCGATGAATGGCCGAGCGAACAGGTGAGGTAGTCAGGTGGCAGCAGCAGTAGACCAGTTCCCAGGGATGAGCGGCGGGCTCGACTCGCCGTGTCGTAGCGCGGCGGCGGTGACGCCGAGCGACACGACCGACCTTGGGTTCGTCAGCCGACAGTTGTTCGTCGGCGGGGCGGGCAACGTGACAGCGATCATGGCGGACGGGACAACCGTCCTGTTCACCGGCGTCCTGGCGGGAGCGTTCCTGCCGATCCGCTGCTCGCGGGTGAAGGCGACAGGGACGACCGCGACCAACATGGTTGCCCTCTCGTAAGAGGGTATGCCCAAGCGCCGAGCAATCGGCTGATACTCCAAACGTAGGCACTCTGAGCTTGAGGTAGATCGGTGGGCAACATCTCGCAGGTTCGACCGGACGGGTCGCTCGCCGTGCAGCGCCAGTTCGTGCATCAGGCTTCGGCCGTCAAGACGAGCACCTTCACGACCGCCACGGTCGCGTGCGGTAAGGGGATTCTCCGCGTCGATCTGAACGTCACCGCAGCGAGCGGCACCACGCCGACGCTCTCGGTGCAGTATCAGACGCGGCGCGACTCGACCGACTCGTGGGTGAACGTCGGCTCGGCAATCGCACAGAACAGCGTCGGCACCAAGCGCGGCGTCGTTGCTGGCTGCGACCGTCAGGTGCAGGCGATCTGCACGATCGGCGGGACGACCCCGAGCTTCACGTTCTCGCTGACCGCCGACGAGGTTTGAGGTAGGCGTGTGGAAACCAAGGCATTCGCGCTCGACGTCGAGGAGATCAAGGCCGCTGACGGCGTAGGCACGTTCGCCGGGTGGCTGAGCGTGTTCGGGAACGAGGACTTGGGTCACGACGTGGTAGAGCCCGGCGCGTTCACCAAGACGCTGAGCGAGCGCAAGAGCCCGGTGCCGATCCTGTGGCAGCACAACGAGAACGAGCCGATCGGCGTGTTCCGCGACTTGCGCGAGGACACGCAGGGCGGGCCGACAGGTCAGGGCGGCTTGCGGGTGAAGGGCGAGCTGAACCTGGATACGCAGCGCGGCAAGGAGACCTACGCGCTGCTCAAGCAAGGCGCATTGTCGGGCCTGAGTATCGGGTACGGCGTCGTCAAGGATGGTTTCAAGGGCGGCACGCGCCTCCTGAAAGAGCTACGGCTGCACGAGGGATCGGTCGTCGTGTTCCCGATGAACACGGC